GTCATTTGGTGGTGCAACCAGATCAGCAAGATCCCCAATCAAAATGAAAGACGGAAGTACTGCTTATGCGTTAAGTGATTTGGAACATTATGAGGTTGCTGTATGTAAAGATCCTGCAGTACCAATGGCTATCATTACTGATTTCAATCATATTGCAAAGGCAAACTTTGATTCAACTGTCAGAGATGACGGTAAGATGGTTATACAATGCAGTAAAATGGGTTGTTATGTTAACTCAAACAAAGCAGATTTGCTAGCTGTCATGGAAAATGAACAACCAGAAAATCATAAAAAGGTTGAAGAGGGACAGTCACGAGGTCAAGCCATTGACATACCTGTAAAGCCAAAAATATTAACTAAAAAAGTTCTTGACAATGGTAAGTTAAGAGCAGATGATGATTTTGCTGATCCAGATAAATCTTTATTATTAAACACTGATAAACCAGATGCATACCCAGTGATAAACAGAGATTTTGTTGATGATCAAGAAGATAAAGATTCTAAAAATGCATCACTTACAAAAAAATTCATGGAGAAAAAAGAATTGTTAGAAGCAACTATAGCTAATAGTAAAGAGAAACAACCACAACAACAACACAGTGGAGAAAGAGAAGAGGTGACATCAGGTTATAAAACTGCAGCAGAACTCACAGATGATATGGAAAATATAAATAAAATTTTAGGTGCATTGGGTGGATTGGCAGCAGGAGCAATAAGAGGTATGGGCGGTGCGGCAGCAGGAGCGGCAAGAGGTGCAGCCAGTGCAGGTTCAAAGGTATTATCAGGTGGTGGAGCACTATCAACTGCTGCAAGAGGTGCAGGAATGATTGGTGGTGGCGGTAATGAAGAAGAAGATGTAGATAAAGCAGGATACAAAGTTGACACAGAAGACAGAAATAACGGTACAGGAATTAATGATATAATAAGAGAGAAAAGACAGTTCAATGGAACTAAAGGAACATTATCTGAAGAACTACCAAATCAAATTCAACAAGCAAACCTAAACGAGTCACAAACATTTGAACAAAAAGTACAAGCATTGATTGCAGAAGGAAAGTCAAGAGAATCTGCAGAGAAGATTGTAGGCTCATTCGTACACAAGGTTGAGGCAAGTTCTGGTTCAGGTGGAGCAGGTATAGGTGATGGAAACAACGTTAACGGTGGAACCATGACAACACAAACTGGTGGTGCAAACAACCCAGTACATAACAATGGCTGTGATTGCACTTGTAAAGATTGTAAACGTAATGATAAATGTGACTGCTGTGAAAAATGTAAAAATAAAAGTAGAGGGTTAGATATTAGTAATACTGGATCAGGTGGGGTTACGGAATCAGCATTTAATCAAAATGCACCTAACGCACAAAGATTGAATAATAAAGCAGGTGAAGAGTTGACTGAAGAAGGTAAAAAAATACATGATGGTGTGAAAGAACATGTTAAACAACAACAATCATATGATATGTACAAATCAAACGCAGCAGCAAGAATAAACAAGATACATGGTGTAATGAAGTTAAACAAAGTAAGAGGTGCAATGCCTAAAGGAATTGCTTCAACAGGTTATGACGATGATGATTTTAAAGATCAGCAAACATCACAAGGTCAATCTTCATACCAAAAATTCCATGATCATTATGATACTAAAACCCCTAAACAATATGCAAACAGTGACATTAAAGGAGATTCAGAAAAATTACTTAATATTAAACTTAGAAAATCATTAGATGAACTTAAAAAATTACAAATAGGGGGTGGAATAGGCTCAAGAGGTCTAGGAGCAGGTGCAACATATACTCAAGGTCAAAAAGAGAGTACTCAAATAACATTGGTACAACCAAGACCTACAGATGATAGGGTAGAAGCAATAAGAATATGTAAAGAACCTAAAGAATAGCGATATAAATCTTTCCACAATCTTTATAAACTGCGTTTAACTTAATTCAATATACATGACTTTAGAAGAACTTAGAAAAGAAGAAGCCAAAGATCATGAAGAAGAAGACGAAGACGATAAAAAAGCAAATAAGTCATTTGACGAAGCTTTAATTGAAACTTTGTCCACTCTTACTGAGCACGTAAAAGCTCTGTCAGAATCTCAAGCAAGTCTCGAAGAACGAGTTGAAAAAGCTCTCTTTGAAGAACCAAAAACACAATTAGATCTAACACCATCTGGAACTGCTGACGCAGAAGATGTTGGTGCAGATGTAGTTGTACCAGATACATTACAATCCAATTCTGTGCAAGCAGGATTAGATGACGATAAATCTGGTCAAGATAAACCATTAGGTGATAAAGGTGGACTAGCTATGCAACAAAAAGCTAATTTCGACTTTACCACAGAAACACCAAGACCAAGTGCTTCCGTTGAAAACATAAACAAATCTGCTGATGTAGAATTGAATATGGTTTTAAAAGATGCACGAAGTAATGGTTACGAAGGTCTATCCCATGTTGCTAGAAGAATCTTAGCAGGTGATTACGGTAGCCCAGATACGACACAAGACAACGGAGGGTATTATTAAAATGCCTAAAATACAAACAATCGATGAACTCGAAGCACTCTATTATGGATATAATAGAAACCTCATCAGAAAAGCTGATGCTCCTATCACAACATCAACTGCAGGTACATTCAATGCAGTCTTTGGTGCTTATGCATGGGCTCAACTTAACTTAGAGGCAAACGCCTTCGGTATTCTGCCAAAAGTCCCTTGGGACAAATCTGGTTGGAGGGTTATTACTGACAAAGCTGTCCTTAATACAACAAACGCCAATACAGCATTAGGTGGAACCGCAGAAGGTGGATTGATTGCTGAGACAACCAAACCTCAACTTAAAGAGATTGATGTAAAGCCAAAAACCGTTCAGTTGCCATTCAGTGCATCTGAAGTTATGGAATGGCTTGCAACACACTCTAAAGATGATATTTGGGGAGGCTTAGGTAGTTTAAGACTATTTATGGCTGTACAGCATAAAGAATTCATGAATAGAGCATTGCTAAAAGACGCACAAGCAGGTGCAGCAGCAGGTGGTGTCTTCGCAGGCACATTGGACTTTGAGTCATTAGACAGAATTATTTCTTCACACGCTGAAGAAACTGCTGTCGGTGGTGCAGGTTCAAAACACTATAACTGTTGGGCAGCAAGTGCTGACATTAATAGAGATACCAACGCAATGTCCGAATTTGATTGTACTGTAGAATCCGCTGGTGGAGCAATAGGAACAGAAGGTGTTCTTACCGATGATACATTACGAACTTTCCTCAGAAAGATCCGTATTGCAGCAGGTAAAGATCCTAACGTATTCCTAGGTTCCCACGAAGTTTATTCCGAAATCCAAGGCTTGTACATGCCTTCTGTAAGAGTTGCAAACCCTTACGGTGAGAGCTTAGTACAAATCGACGTAAACGGAATCCAAACTTTCAAAGGTACTGGAGTAGGTATTCACGTAGATTCTATCTATGGAGTTCCATTTATTCCAACAAAAGATGCACCATCATATGCATCTGAAGAAGTTGGAAGACTATTTGCATTAGATACATCTGATGCAGAAGGTTATGGTTATCCTAGAATTGGAATCCAAGTGGCAATCCCTACCGAGTACTACGAAGCAACCCGAAGAACTCCTGCATATCCATTTGTCAACAATGCTTTTGTTGAGAAAGGTGTATACAGAACTATGGGTGAAACTGTATGTCGTCACTTCAAATCTCAAGGCAAGATTAGAGATATTAAACTCTAGTCAAACAAAAAATTTATTTTTTATTTTTTTAGTTACATATATATAACCTTACCACATGTGTGTTGTAATGACGAAGCAAATAATCGCACTATTAGCCTTACTATCAGTAGGACTATTCGGTGCAGTATATGCAGAAACTACAACAGTAGAAGTACCGTTTGACTCACATGGTCAATCATGTAGCTTTGACGAGATCGCAGTTGAATATCATTGCGTATGGCAAGGATTCAAAGAGGTATACACATTGGAAGATATGAAAGCCTATCAAGGTCTACTCTCCGAACAGAGATATGATCAAGAAATTCAAAAAATCAATGAAGCC